ACATGCTTAAGCTTTTTGCGGTCTACGGTCTTAAAGATACTTGGTCCCGGATTGGTTGTCTTGTCACCTGTAGTTCTAGCAGACCATTTGATTGGCTCCATGTTCCATGCGGTTACATTGGATGAATCAATGGACACCACAAGCTTCTGTGGCATTCTTTTAGGATCAATGTAAGAGTGTTCATCAGGTGTTCTAATCTTTTGAAGATAAGGTCTACCTGTAGTTGGTACTACGGTTGTGTGTGCTTCACCTGCAGTTGTTCCTGAGTAAGGATAGATATTTTTAGTACTATTGTTATAATAATAGGTTTGCTCGGTTGGGTTCCAACCAATGACTCTATAGTATCCGCTTGTTGTATTCAAGTATGGATTGAGTGTAAAGAAGATCTTACCACGACCATCTATAATTCCATTGAGAAGTGTATCGCTATCATAAAGAGAGCGAAGCATATCTCTTGCAGTAACATCCTGAGTACTAGTTAGCTTTGAGTTATTAGAGAACCAATCATCCTTTTCAGGGGGTAATCTAATCGTAGATAAATCATCTACACGACTTCCTAAGTAAGCTTGAGCTGAATTGTAGTAATAGTAATCATCAGCAGAGATATAGTCTGCATTGGTTATATTAATCGTGTAAGTAGTACTTGCAGTTGCATTGCTACCAGTAATAGCAGGAGAAATGGTGGCTACTTTAGTTTGACCTACATATCCTGTTATAGTATATGTCCCGTTACCACCACCATTAGCAAGAACAATTAACTGTCCTTTATACGCATCATTTGTGATAGATGCAGATGTTGCTAATTGTATTGTAGTTGCTGTAACAACTGAAGTAGCGGTTAAGTTTCCTTTAACTTCTAATGATGCAATATCAATTGTGTATTTGGTAGTTGCATTGTTAGTGTTTTGTGGAAATAGCACTCCAGTAACAAGTGTGGCTTGTCTAGTTGCACCAACATAGTCTGCTATTCTAAGTGCATCACTTACTTCTCCATTAGCAAAAGTTGCTCTAATTGTCATCCAGTTATAAGAATCATCTACATTAGAAGCTGCATTAGATAGATGAATATGCGTAGTGGTAGTACCACCACCTATTGTTTGTGATATACCAGTTACTAGCGCAGGTCGCCACCCAAGTAAAACATCATCTTCTGTACTTGGTAGGGTATCCACACCCGTATCAAATACCTTGGCAACCTTAGCTGCCGTATAGTATTTAATCTTACGACCATTGATATCATCAGTTGCAGTTACTACACCATCAAGATCAAATAACTTACCCTCAACATCAGAACTGAATCCCGCTCGTACATTCTTATTAAGAACAACGACACTTGATCCCAATGATACAGCCTTAAGGGATTCCTTGGCTGTCTTGCTGTTGGGGTTATGTGTGATGTATGCACGGCTAGTTGCACTTACTACAGCCTCAGTATTCTGATTAGCTGGAGTTAGATCTTCCCACTTACCTGTAGGGTAGACTCTGAAGATATAGAATAAGTTATCAGCAGTGGTGGTTGCACTAAAGTCAACCACAACAAGGAATGTATTCTCTTCATTAATACTGTACCAGTAGTACCATAAATCATGGTTTGCTGGTACAGCCGCTAAAGAATATAAATCTAATCGAATATCATTAGATGAGGTATCCCATGAAGTAGCCTCGACTGCAGACTTCTGCGGTACAATCTCAAAGCCGGGTCGCTTCTCAAAGTTACGCTCTAGGGAAACTAAAGCATTGTCAATATTCTCTGCCTCGTTTGGTTGCCGTCTATTAGGCGACTGTCTACCAACAGAGTTGGTTGTAAAGACAGGAAGTTTGGTTGAGGCATAGCCAGCTTGTGGGCTGCGTCTGCGAATAGCCATTAAAAACCTCCGGTACGAAAGTACCTAAACCGATTTGGATCACTTAAATTACGAGAACGCATTGCTGAACTTCTAGCTAGATTGTTATTACCGAAGATGTTCTTCTTCTTGTCATTCATATCTGCTGCTTTGCTCTTGAGAGTAAAGAGTTGCTCTTGGTATCCCAAGAAGGCATCAGTAGCTTCATCACCCTGAGTAATACTCTGGTAGTGACGCATAGCAGTAGCCATAATGGCTCTCTGTACTGAAGTCTCTAGGTTCTCCCAAGGTAGCTTCATTGTGAATTCAATATAATAAGGACCATTAGCAGCCTTCCATACATCAGTATCATCAGTTACATTCCACATACGAGCAGGAGATGCATTGTTTAATACTCTTGCTTTGATTAGTCCAAGTTCTGGACTAATGTGTTGTGAGATTAACTCAGCCGCTAAAATACCTGACTCATCAGAATCTGGGGTAGGTAGAGTAATGTAACCATCAGTGGTTAATACAAACTTACGAATATATTTATTACTAGCAAGACCTCTTAACTGATGGTCAATGCTTGCTTGTTCAAGTAGAGTATCAGCAATACCAGTATCAATACCCGACTCACCTTCAAGGTCAGCTACAAGGTTCTCACCTGAAGCCAGTAGCATATGATTAATTGCCTGTAGCTTAGTTATTAAGCCCATAGTAGCCTCCTTTAGTTGTTAGAAAAAACCCACCGACTCCCACTTAAGGGAGCCGGGGGTAGATAAACGATCACCTCCGATTCAAACTAGTACTAGAAACTTGTTATGAAGGAGAAGAGTAATCATTAGCTTGTGAAGTATTCGCCACCGAAGCCACCAGTGTAGTTAGTAGCAACAGTCCCTTGTAGGAAAGTTGAAATAGCAGCACGAGTATCTGCAGTATTAACGGCTGTGCAACCAGTAATAAGCTTGACCATCTCAGGCTTAATGATACCAGTACCCTTAAGCATGCTGCCTACGGTGAACTGAGTATTACGGCGAACATCCTGTACGGTGTCAACCTTCATGCCCATGAGGGAAAGACCAGCAACTGCTTCTGACTGGAAGATCACACCATAAGTTGCAAATCCAGAGCACTTCAAGTTATACTTGGAACCACCAATGTTATTAGCAGTGGCACTGTGGTCGATCTTTGGAATATGGTTAGTCTTAACAATGCTGACACCCATGTAATCAAGGCTGTCAGTCATTGCGTTCATGCCCTGTGAAATTGGAGCACCCTCAAACAAGGGGTTATTGGTATAGTTGTTAGTTACGGCAGCTACGGCAGATACACCAACAACACCTGAAGTTGTAATAGCAGAGAATGCTGAACGAGGGATACCAAGCGCACGAATGACTTGGAATACCTTTGGAGGTACAGCACAATAGACGCTACCAATAACAACATCATTCTCTTGGCAGGTAACGAGATAATCTTCAATTGCTTGAAGAACCTGAAGTCCTTCATTATCTGAAGTTGCGCCAATTAAATTAGCCACAGTTCCACTTGAAATCTGCTTTGGAGCATGGAATGCAGCCGCTGCAAGACCACGAGGATCTCCAGCTACTGGAGGTAAAGAACCTGCGGCTACGAGTGCCATCAGAATCTGACGATCACGGGTGCTAGCAAGGGTGAGTCCAGCCTGACGAGCCAACTCAGAGCGGTAATCCCACTGAGTAACAAGCAAGTCAACATTGTCAGTTTCAAAGTGAGCTGCCATTGGACGCTTATCAAGATTGACCTTGATAGTAGTCGAGGTAGAATTCGTGTCACCACTGTAACCACCGAGTTCAACACCCGAATTCCAAGATGGGTTAAGACCAACAGTACCTGTAATTGGGAATTCGTAAGAGAATCCACCAGTAAGAGTCTTGGTGGTAATCATGTTTTCAAACATATTAAATTGATCATATGCATTGATGACTTCACCCGACCAAAGTGGTAACCAAAGCTTATTAAGTGGAGTTGATCCACCTGAAGTGCCATCTGCTGCTGCAGTACGAGGAAGTGTAAAGTCTCCAAAGGGGACATTTGTGCTAGCGAAAGTAGTTGCTGCCATTGTAGTATTCTTTCTTAAAAAAGATCATATCATTCATATCAAATTGTAAGACAAAAAGTTCTCAACCGTTTGATTATTCCTAAGGGAGTCTTTTTGTTGAGTGAGTTTAGCCAAGGGTCATCCATTACCATAAAGGGGGATTTACCCTTTGGCTAACCTCAGTCGATCCGTTGTCTTGTTACGGATTATTTGGGTAATTTTTCAAAATCAGTTCGCATCATCCGCTGCTCAACATATGCACGATACTTAGGATCGGCATTGAAACCCGGATGATTACGCTCCGCAGAGAACTCACGCTTAGTTTGGTAAGCAGTAAATCCCTGTTGAGTCGATGCAATAGGGATCTGCCCTCTTGCACTTGGCTTGGGTTCTGCACCCTTGCTTGTCTGTGTGGTCTTAGCATACTTAGCCTGAAGCCCATAGAGGGCTACATCCCAAGATGCCGATGCTAGGTTCTGATTGACTGAAGC